GTGCGGATTTGCGCGGCGAAGGTGTAACCTGAAATGTTGGTAGCTACGCCGTTGGTCTTGTGCGTAAACGTGCGGGCAAACCCTGCATTGCGCACAAGGTTAAAGTCCACACGTTCGCCAGTGTTTGACAGGATGACCATCGTTTGCCTTTGGTATGCTGACCACGAGCCCCGGAGGGCCCGTAGTCAGAACACGTTAGTCCTTGATCAGATTAGCTGCGAGGCCGCGTGTTGTTGCGTCCTTGCCGTAGTCGCCGTTATACAGCACTGCCCAAGCCGAGCCGAAGGTTCCCGCAGAACCATCGCCTGCCGTCGCTACCAAGTCAAGGTAACGATCGCGACCGGCGAGGTTGATGAAGAAACCGAAGATCTTGTTATCGTCGGTAGCTGTCGGAAGAGCCGGAGCTCCCGATGCACCGAAGACACAACCCGTAATGTCGGCAGCGCCGGACATTCCCGAATCGTCAGACTCTTGCACCTTCAAAGCCGTCATGGCAATATCAGTTGCACCGAGTGCGAAGAAGATAGCGACCTTGCCGTAACCGGCCGTGTCGATCGTGTTCGTCGTGAACGAAGCGTTGTCAACGATAGCCGCAGGAGGCGTAACGAGAACGTGCTTCACGCTTTGCATGATGTTCATAGTTCAGTTCTCCTGTGGATTAAGAGTTGATGGAAGCGAATGCGATGACAGGGCCGGCAACACGAGCCGAAGCCGTGGCGCTGTAGTTGCCGATGTCATGGACGTTGATGTCGATATACTGCGTAGCCTTGACATACACGCTATCAGTAGCAAAACCGAGTGACGTGTCCTGTTTGATGGCAGTCGTCATGCGATCGCCGAACGAAGAAGCCTGTGCAAGGTTGCCGAAGTAAGCGCAGATCTGCGAGTTCGCGTCTGCCGTTGGCATGACGTCAACATACTCGACTGGGTAGCCGAGGAAGCGCTGGCCGAAAGAACCCGAAAGCTCAGCAGCCGTAGCGCCACCCGTAGCATACGCCAGGCGCTCTGCAGTTGCGGCGAAGGCTTGCTTGCTGAAGTACCACTTTGCACCGGCCAGGGCGTACGTTGGAAGCTTAGCCTTACCCGTAAGGAAGTCGCCGATGACGGCTTCGCTCCAGAGGTTGCCCGTCAATGTCTGCACACCAGCGGCCTTGACCTTATCGGCATCCGTCGTCCATGTTCCACCACCGTCTACGACGAGCTTCTTGAACTTGCCGTCGAGACCGAGCACACCACCGTAGGTAGATGTTGCGTCGCCGTTGAACCCGGCTTCGTCTTCCTTCTTAGCGAACTGACGAGCGACCGACTCAGCAAAGCGCAAACCGAGGTTCTGCGTGCTGTTCATGATCAGTTCTTCCGAGAGTTGTGCGTAGGCATACATCTTCTTTGCGTTCAAAGTCACGGCGTCAAAGCTCATGTCCGATGTCTGCAGTGTACCCAGTTCCGAACCCCAGTATGCGGTGACGTCATCACCGGCCCGGAAGATGCGGACCGACTCGGAGCCCATCGGCTCAACACGTGAGTTGCGACGGAATGTTCCGTAGGTTTCCTTGAGGCTGATGATCAGCGCCGAAGTCTCCGTAGGTACGAAGATGCCGCCCGTGGCGTCGTTGCCTTGCGTATGGCTCTTATACTCCGTGCCTGTTACCTCTTGGTACTTAGCACGTGCGGCCTCCGATGTCAAACCACCGACGAAGAGACCCGTGACGAGGCTCTTGTATTCGGTGTCGCTAAGGTTTGACTTAGCAGCCGAATCGCCGACCTTGACAGTCTGCGTCTGTGGGAGGCGGTTGGTAGGTGTGTTGCTTTGTGCAACACGTGATGCGTTGGATGCCTTAATAGCTTCGAAGCTCTTGACTTCGTCCAGCTGGTTTTGCAGCGACTCGATCTCTGTGTTGAGAGTCTTAGCCGTTGCGACGTCGTCCATCGTTGGCTCTGTCTTAGCGAGCACAGTGTCGAGCTCGGCAGACTTCGCGCTGATGGCGTCGTTGATGCTTTGGATGTTCATAGTTAGTTGCGTTTTGCGTTAATGACAGCACGGAGGCGCTCCATTTCGAGGAGTGCCTTCGCATTGGTTGGTGTTGCCGAATCGATCAATACTTTCAGATCGCCTACGGCTGACGAAAGAGTTTCCAGCAGTGTCGAGAGGCGCGCCACGTTTGCCGACGATAGCGTGCGCCCTTCTTTTTTGCGGATGTCAGCGCGTTCGTTCAGCCTCGTAATGACGCGCGTCAGTTCTGACGTTACCGTCTCGACGTCGTCATTGAGTCCCGATTTCACACCGAGCACCGCAGTTGCTGGGTTAGCTCCAAACAATACCGGGCTCCACTCGTACAAGCGGCCCTTGACTAATTCACGAGCACCATCGGGAGCATAGGTTTCTTCGATGACCGAATAACCAATGCTGAATTCGTCGATGATGCCTTCTTTGATGTTCGAAAATGTTTCGCGTCCGGCTTGCGTGTTGAGGTTAAACTGGCCTTTGATGTACAGCCCGCCTAAGTCCCGCAGCCCGACAGGCAACATGGGATCACCTGCCATGAGCTCACGAGCTTCCAAGGTCTTTGCTACTGGCGTATTCCAATCATGCTGCCATACACCCTTTGGTAGCTTGCTTTTGATGCTTTCGTCAAAGAACCCATACTTGACACGATCGCCGACACTGTCCACGTTATTGAATACGGAAACGATGGCCTCGACGATGCCCTCATCGCCTAGCGCTTTCAATTCCGTCTGAAATGATTTACGTTCGATGTTCATGCTCTAATCGTCCCCGATTTGTTTGCACAATTCTATGGACATTTCCAAAGAAAATCCCGACACTGTTAGGATTCTACACGACGTGCACGGGTGAAACAGCGGCAATTGACCGCGTTACCAGCAGATAGCCCCGGCCCGGAAGGGTAGGGGGTGGTCTCCGAGCCGATCAGAGCACCGTTTTTGGTGCTGTATAGCTTGACTGTGAAATTGCCTTTGGCGTCTTCGGTTTGGCTGTGGGCTTCGGCATGGCCTTGCCTTGCACCTGACAACGCAACCCATTCTCTCTTGATACCGCCCAGGTCTCCCCAGACTTTTTTCTGGACTGTCCCCGTCGTGGCTGTCGAAGTCGTGCGGGCTATGGCGTCGGCGCGGGATGCTTTGAGCGTCGTGAATTTTTCTTTGAGCAGGGCGGCCAGTTCGTCTTCCCGCAGGCGTGGGTTGTCGGCAATCAGCTTTTGGATGTCTGTGCGGATGGTTCCGACCGATTCGGCGATCTTGTCGCTGGATATGGTCATGCCCTCACGACGTGCGTTGCCAAATTCGCCCTCAGGGGCGTCAACCTCTTCGGCGGCTAGCGTGACCAGCAGGCTCACCAGTTCCTCACGGCTGCCTTCTGTCATGTCTGAAAACTCCTGCTCCCATACGTCCACGCTGAAGTCTTCTATCTTGAGCTGCAAGCTTTTAGTGTTCGTGATGCTACGATACAGCTTGTCCAGCGCGCGCCCCCAGTCACGGGCGATCTTTGCAGACGCTTGGTTCAGAACCTCGTCGTACGCTTTGGCGTAGACCTGATCATCTGGATGGTGCAACCAGGCTTTCGTTTCGGGGCCGACAATTACGGCAGTCTTACTACGAAAGGGCGCAGGCGTTGAGCCCGCACCTCCTTTCAAGCTGGCGGTTTCGATGTTGTCTTCGTCGTTGTCGTTGTCGTCTGGCGTTTCGTTTTCACCCTGCGTCGATACCGCTTCGACAGCTACCATCTGGCCGGCAAGAGCCTGAACAGTCGACAGGTCGAATCCAACCTCGACACCATAGTCAGGGATGGCGATTTGTGCATTGAGCTGATCGGCAATCATGTTCCAAAAGGGAACGCGAACCATGTTTGTGAAGTCTTTGGAGGCCTGTTCAAAATTCGAATACGTGGATTGAGACAATCCCATATGCGTACCCGCAATAATCGGGTGGACTTTGTACGTGCCGCAGATGCGCGTCTCGTATTGTCCGAACGTCTCGGAGAGGCCCATTTCGTCGTAGTCCAGCGCAAGACGTTTGATGTCCTGCACACCCCACAACACACCGACCGAACCGCGTTTGTTGCCACCATAGCGACGTTTGAAGGTGCGCTCCATCACGTCGATCTGTTCGGGTGAGGCTTCTTCATTCAGCAGGATAGTAGTCTTCGGCACAGCGTCGTTCTTATGCACGTTGAATACCGTCGAAGCGGCTTCGTTGAAACCTTCGATGGATTCGCTGGCGAGGGCTACCGGCGAAGCACCGCCAAGCGGCTTGCCCGGATCATACCAGAATCCGCGGATGTGCACCACGTCGGCCTTGTCGATCATGTACAGCTTCGCACCATCCCAGTAGTGATAAGCAGCCACATCGCCGTAGCCGTCATCAATAGGGGCGAAGTATTGATCCGAGTACCATCGAATACCGATCACCGCACCCGATGCATTGCGTAGCTTGTAACCGTAAGCGTTGCCACCGACGCACATCATGGTCAGGATTTCACCGAACACGATACGCCAGTTGTTGCGGGTTAGCATACCGATCACCGGCGCTTGGAAGTCGTAGCCAGTCGGTGTGATGACACCGATTTGCGCTTCCGGCATCATGAGCGAATACGTGATCGTGCATGCCTGCGCTATCGGGTTTGACTTCCACATACGCAAGGCCATAGGGAAATCGGTCACCGGCGTGAAGCTATGCCGCGTCCACATCGTCGTTGTAAGGATGGGCGCAAGGTCATTGACGGCACGCTGGCCGTC